TCGCTGGAAGTTGGTAATAACCTAGACGTTGGTGTAGCCAATAATGTAACAATGCGTGTTGGCGCAGACTTCGAAGTTAAAGCTGGTGGTCAATTCCGTGTTACCGCTGATGCTGGTATGGAGTTGGTGACTGGTGGTTCTCTAGCTGTTCAATCCGATCAAGCTACAACTATCAAAGCCGAGTCGATCTATCACGAAGCTGCAACTGAGTTTGATGCTAAGGCTGGAGCGACGATGAAACATTCAGCTGCTGCGGTGAACATTAAGGGTACTGGTGCAGTAAACGTCGACTATGGTACATACAACCTTGGCACTGGTGCGGCACAGGCTGCTGGTGCAGTAGAATCAGTAGACCCTCTAGAGTACACAGCACCCGCAGCTGGTTCCCCTCTATACCCAACTATCCCTTATTCAATCCCACCAGAACGTCAATTTGAAGAACGTGCTTCTATCGAAACGCCAGAGGATTGGGATAGCCCAGAAGGTCGTCAAGTTCGTGACCAAGTGAACAGAACAGAAGGTATCCTTGGTGCTGTTGCAGCTGTTGCTGACGAAGAAGCTCCAAAGGCTACTGGTGGTAGTTCTAAGGCTAAGGACGTAGACACATCATTGATCATGACTACTAAAGACTTCACTAACGACTACCGTCTATCTAAGAACTTCTCTCTTGGTATGTTAATCGACGGTGGTGTGAATGGTAAACACCGTCTAACTGCTCAGATGCTACGTTATGGTAACGGTCAAGATCGTCTATTCACTGTTCAGGAAATTGTGGCTAACTTGGCTCACACTGCGCAGAACGTTCTTGAGCCAGCACTAGATGTTCTTCCAGGTGGTATTGCTGGTTATGGAACTCAATGGACTATCAGTTCTGGATACCGCTTAAAGGGTGTTGTTCCTACTGAGTCTCCAACATCTGACCACTGTAAAGGTCACTGTGTGGACATCATCGTCAAACACCCAGATAAGAACAACCAAACTTATCAGATTATCCAACAACTTGAGCGTGTAGTTGCTTATGACCAAATCATCTTGGAATATAGAGCACCAACGTCTTGCTGGATTCACATTGGTTATAGAAAAGATAACAACCGTAAGTGGGCATTCACTATGGTGAACGACTCTACGTACAAGCGTAACAGTGCGGGTATCCCTTCTGGCTTCTACTTGTTGTCTGCAATCCCTGGAAAAGAAAAGAAATAACCTGCAACGTCTAACGAGTAAAGATAAATAGTAACATGGCAACCCAAGTTAAGAATCCACGTGCTACCAGAACCTTCATGGATCTGGATTTCAACTTCACCCCACATCCAGTTACTGGTGACTTAGTTAGAAAGTACGATGAGGCTGCAATTAAACAGTCTCTTAAAAATCTTATTCTAACACGAAACTACGAGAGACCATTCAACAGTGAGTTAGGTTCTCCCATTCGTGCACTGATGTTCGAGTTAGTCACACCGCTTACTGCTATCTCTGTGCGCCGTGCGATCATCGACGTTATTAACAACTATGAACCTCGTGTGGTACTATTGGAAGTTGAACCAGTAATATCACCAGACAGTAATTCTCTTTATGTTACAATCACATTTAAGATTATCAACACAGAGAAACCAATCACTTTAGATCTTCTACTAGAGAGAACACGATAAATGGCAATCACAAAACGTATTAGCGTATCAGAGTTAGACTTTGACGCTATTAAATCAAACTTAAAGCAGTACCTAGCTGGTAACGATCAGTTCACCGACTACGACTTTGAGGGTTCTGCCTTTTCTGTTCTTCTAGATGTTCTAGCTTACAACACTCACTACAACGGTATCTATACTAACCTTGCCGTAAACGAGATGTTCTTGGACTCTGCAAGTAAGCGTTCTTCTGTCGTTTCATTGGCTAAGACTCTTGGTTACATTCCAACTTCTGCTGTTTGTGCGAAGGCTTATGTGAATGCGACTATTACTGCGCCAACATATAACCCAGACGTTGTTACTCTACCTGCTGGTCAACCGTTTCTTACTTCTATTGATGGTGTTTCATACACTTTCTATAACGTATCTGACGTGTCAACCATCTCTGCTGGTGGTTACTACACATTCTCAAACGTTGAATTGATTGAAGGTACTCCGCTACAATATAGCTATCTTGTTACTGGTAGTCAGCGTTATATCATCCCAAACGCCAACGTTGATATGAGCACATTGAAGGTTAAGCTACGTGAAAATGAAACAGATGACTTATACACTGTGTTCACTCCAGCTGAATCCTTAACTACTCTAGATTCAACAACAAAGGCTTACTTCATCAAAGAAATTGACGAAGGTCTATACGAAATTTATTTCGGCGATGGCGTTGTTGGTTACAAACCAAAAGATGGTAACTACCTAACATTTGAATACTACGTATCAAGCCTAGAATCACCAAACGGTTCTAATCAGTTCTCATATTCTGGTGCTGCGATCCTTGGTTCTGGTCTAACTGTAGTTACACAAACATCTGCTCTTGGTGGGTCATCACCAGAGTCTATCAACTCAATCAAGTTCAATGCGCCACGTATGTTCGCTGCGCAGAACCGTGCTGTTACCACTGAAGACTATAAGACAATCGTTTATAAGAACTACCCACAGGCTCAATCAGTCGTTGTTTGGGGTGGTGAAGATAACGATCCTCCAATTTACGGTAAGACTTTCATCTGCGTTAAGCCAACAGACTCTCTAAAGCTAACGCAGTCTCAGAAAGACTACATCACTAACAACATTATTGCACCTCGCTCTATTGTTTCTATCACGCCAGAGTTCGTGGATCCTGATTACTTCAACGTGCAGATCTCTGTTACTGCCTATTATAACGCAAAAGTATCCGACAAGACTCCTGCTCAGCTAGAGACAATTATCCGTAATGCAATCTATGACTACGACTCAACCGAACTACAACAGTTCAACGGTATCCTACGATACTCACAGTTGGTTCGTTTGATCGACGAAGCTGATACAGCTATCGTAAACAACACAACACGTGTGCAGATTCGCCGTGAGTTTATTCCACGCTATAACTTGAGTTCTGAGTATAAGTTGACTATGATCAACCCGATCTATCAATCAACTATTCCTCAAGAGTCTGTTCTAACTACTGGCTTCTACATTCCAAACTCTGCCAACGTTCACTACATCGACGATGATGGACAAGGTAAGCTACGTCTATTCCACTTGGATGCGAACCAGAACAAAGTTATTGTGAATGCTGCTATCGGTACTGTTACGTACTCTACTGGTTCTATCGTAGTACGTGACCTAACTATTACTTCTATGGCTGATGCTGCGTTTGAATTTGTTATCAAACCAGAATCATATGACGTTGTTCCTGCGTATAACCAGATCGTACAAGTTGCTCGTGCGTATCTAACTGTTAACGTTGTCAACGACTTTACTGCTGCTGGTTCTAACCAAGCAGGTAAGAACTATACATTCACTTCAGTTAGAAAAGTCTAATGCTTACCAATCATAATAAAGTCCACCTAAAGGACGTCGTAGCTAAGCAACTCCCTGAGTTCGTCAGGGAGAATTATCCAACGTTCGTTGCGTTCGTTGAGGCTTATTATGAATTCTTGGGTAACAATGACATCGATCTTAGAAAAACTAGAGACGTCGACTTAACTCTAGACGACTTCATCCAGTATTTCAAGAAAGAACTAGCACACAACTACCCTGCGAACGTCCAGAATCCAAGATTCTTGATGAAGCACATTCGTGACCAGTACCTTGCAAAAGGTTCTGAGGCTTCTTATCGCCTATTGTTTAGATTGCTGTATGGTAAAGAAATCAACATGGACTATCCAGGGAAGTCCATGCTTCGTGTTTCAGATGGTCGTTGGAAGCAAGACGTATCAGTATTCGTTCGTGTTGAAACAGGTAATCCAGATAACGTTGTTGGTAAGTCAGTTGACGTACAGACATCTAGAAGAATTTACCGCACTGAAGTAAACCCAACTACACTAAAGCTGACTAAGGTAAACGTAAACATCGAATCAGCTACATTGATTGATGCAGATAGTGGTATCTGGGAATTGTTCCTAGACAGAAACTTCTACGGTGACATCAATGCAGGTGACGTTATCAAGTACGGTAGCAATTTCCAGTCTACTGTTCTACCA